GATTTCAATTCAAACTTATACAAACTATCTACACCTATAACCGCTGTAATTAAGTCTGTATTTGTAACATCATAAGTCACATCACTTTTTTCAATTTGATAATTAATAAAGAAAACATTCTTTAATCCTGATACCGAATCCTTGCATTGTTCAATTCGGCCACTTAAAATCGTACACGCCATTTTGTCTATATTTTTTTTATGAAAAAAGGGGTAATGTATTTCTCACCACCCCCTTAAATTAATTTAATTTAATTCCTATCCTCCGTAAAGAACACCTTTAGTAGCTTGTCCTACGTGAGCTGCTAATGTATAGATTGATCTTACAAATTGAACGTCTCCATCATTAGTTAATTTACCAACTTCAAATTTCAAAATATCATCTTGAAGATCCGTTAGCCACATTATACAAGACTTTCTTTGAGCATAAGCCATCAAATTATTAGGAGTTGGTACGAATATCAACTCAACACCATTGTAGAAACATTTTGCATCCGCTGCTGAACTATCAAACTCGAAATTGATTTGTTGTGCTGCTCCTACTGAATTATTAGCGATACGAGCTAATTGTCTCCAAGCTCTTGGGCAATAGATAGCTGTTGGCGAAACTGTATCTGCTAAATTTTCAGCAGGTATTGCTGCATAAATAAGGGCCATTTGAGCCGATAAATTTGAACTAGTAACAGTTGTTCCCGTAACTTTAACATAACCACCTAATGCAGAATTGTCATATAAAATTTTGGAGAATACTCCATCAATCAACCTTGGTGAAAGTGCTGCAATAGCTGTTTGAGTTGCTGCTGTAATAGAACCTTGAGCAGCTCCAGGAGTTAATCCTGCAATAGCTGTTTGAGTTGCTGCTGTAATACCACCCCAAAATAAACTTTCAGCATCCTGTGAAATATTAGGAGCGTATTGCGCTAAAACTGTACTTGCAAATTCTGAACTTTCAATGTTGAATGCTCCAGGGTTCATAGAACGACCAAAACGACCTGCTCTTAACGCTTCCTGTAAGAAAGTTTGTTTATACTCTAATTTTGTAGGAGTAACTATTCTGTCATTAATTGACATAGATCCCGAACTAGATAAAGCCGAACCTGTGTACAATTGAGCTGTTACATCTACACCTGCTTCGGTAATAATTGTTCCCGCTTTAATATCAGTTGCGAAAGTTACATATCCTTCTGATACGGTTTTGTTTGCAAATAATACCTCTTCTAAAATTGGTTCGACAGCTTTTCCTCTGATGTCGATTTGTGTTCCTGTAATTGCCATTGTTTATTTGTTTTTATTTTGTTTATAATGTTTCAAATCATTTATTAACCACTCTATTTGTTCGTTGGTTAATTTACCCTTGCAATATGTTTTAATTGTCTTTGCACCCAATGCTTTTAAAAAGTGTTCGTAATTAACACCCACCTCAAATGGATTTACAAACTTATCCATTCATTCTACTTTTAATATCTCTAAAACGTTCCAATGGAGTTAATGGAGTATTGTTTTTAGTTTTGTTCTCAGGATTAAATTTAATAGGTTTTACCTCTTCTAATTCAACTACTTCTTCAACTACTTCTTTAACCTTAGAAAGTTCTAAAATCTTAGCCTCTAATTCTTCAATTTTACTTTCCAATTTAGAAAAATGTTGCTCTTCAGTTGTTGTCTTAACAATCTTTTTTGCCGTTGTAGTTTGTGGTGCTACTTTTTCAGCTTCTACAGGTACTTCTGTAGGTTCTACTGTTTCTACTTCCTCTGCTACTTCATTAATTGCAGCAATAACTCCTTCAACTTCTACAACTAAAATACGACCATCTGCAAGTTCATATTCACCAATTGGCAAAGGAACTGGTTCGGCTTCATCAACAACGATAAAAACCGCTTCACCAACTTCAAACATATCAGCTTGTATAGTTGTCATTCCATCTGCTAAAGGCATATCCTCTAATTTTGTCTCCATTCCTAAAAAGGTTTTAAGTGTTTTAATTGCTTTTTTTACTTCTTTATTCATAACTAATTAACGATTTAATTTATATTTGTTTCAATTTATTTACTTAACTGTTTGATTAATAATATTATACTAAAATTTTAACTACTGAAAAGTTTAAATCTGAAACTCTTATATCTGTTGATTGACTGTTTTTCACAAATAACTCTACATAATCATTCGTAACTAAATCAATTTGATATTGAGTACTTCCAGGGTGTTCTTGATTAGAAGTAGATGTTCTAATTGTCATTTCTGAGTTAGTCAATATCGTTCCATTCTTTGCTATGCCTATACTAATATTCTGATTACTTGCTCCCGCTCTAACCGCAGTATTTACAGTAATTAAAAACGACGTATTAAAAGCACCTGAATAAGTTAGTCTATTATTTGAATGTGAAAATTTAGAATTATTTGAATCCGCAGTTGTTGTTCCTAAAGCCTTTTTCCAAACATTAACATTCGGCACTCCGATAGGTGTATCTGTTGTATTGTTAACCATGTAATAAAAACCCCTAGTTGTTGTGTTAGCTATCCCTACGCAATTTGTAAATAAAGTTTTATTACTTGTTTGAGTAACTCCACTTATATACGTTCCACCGCCTGAGAAATTAACGGTATCTAAAATGTATCTTTCATCTGATATTACTGCACTTGCATTTACACTAATAGATGTTTCGCCCGACAAAGTAACGAATGAACTGTAAATTATTCTAAAACGTCTACTGACAGTTAATGTACTTGCTAATGTTATTGCAGTGCCACCGCTCGAAGTATCAAATAAACTATTCCCAAAAGCTATAGTTCCAAAAGTACCATCAAATGTCATTCCACTTGAATTAAGAAAAGCACTATCACCCATTACGAAGTTAGTATAGTCTTTAATCGTTCCAACTGTCGCACAATCTACAAAGTTAATACCAAACCAATCAATAGCGGTTGTTGTTCCATCACCATCTAAATTGAATACTTTACCGTGTGTGAATGAGATGTTTCTAATTGGTAATGAATAAACCGAAGTAATTAAGGCAGTCGAACTACTTAAACCAGTTGATTTGATGTAACAGTTTTCAGAAGATGCTCCTAGTATAACCGTATTCAATCCACATACTAATCTATCACCAGTTAAATCTACTGTTGTCGTAAAAAAATAAGTAATCGTATCAGCTAAAGTTATAACACCACTTACTGCAGTTGGTAAATCTGATTTAGCACCTATAAAAATAATATTTCCACTAGATATTGAACTAATAGAACTACTTAAGTTTTCATAGGATATTTTTTGTAGTATTCCCGTTCCATTATCAAAATAAATTGAATCAGAATTAGTTATACTACTAGCATCTTTATACCTTCTATTATAATTTAAATCAATCATAATTTATCTAACAAAGATTTTATTTCTTCAATCAATTTTTCTTCTTCTGTTTGTTCACTCATTTTTAATTGGTCCAATCCATCAAACATTCCTTCGATTGAAAACCCGTTAAATTTACCTAGCTTAATTCCATTGTAAACATCTTCATTATAGATTTTCATCTTGACAACCCAAGCACCTTTTACGGCATTTAATCCGTATATGTTTGATTTATCATTTTTAGGGTCTTCTACAATCCAACTTTCAATTAAAGAAACTCCATTTACTGGCTTTTCGTGGTCCAAAGTAACGTTATTCGCACGTAAATTTTTCATATAAAGCTCTTGAACTTTCTCAATTGTAGCTTCTGAGAACTCAATATTGAACTCTACATTGTCTTTACGTCTTAATATTTTTTTATTAGGCACTAAAGCAAGCCCAACAACCTCTCTTTTTTCCTCGTTAACAACCTTTAACTCAACTTCTAAAGCGTTAAGCATAATGAAATCTTCCTCAATTGCAGGGTTATCTACTAATGATATAGCAAAAACACCTTCTTTTAGTTCGTCTTTAATCGTTAATTCGATTGTTTGTAGTTCTTTTTTCATATTTATATAACTTAATTTTGTTTATAGTGTTGCATTTCTTAACCTATTACGGTCTAAACTTTGTTGTGTAGACATTTCACCACTCACAACATACGCCTGTATAGGAGCTTGTTTTAATTGGGCTAATTGATTTGTGCCGTTATTCCCTACTATGTTAAAGTTTGGAGTTATAACGTTACCTTGTTGATCACTTGGGTTAGTCATATTAGGTTTTTCTGGACTTGGAGTTCCACCACTATCAAATTTAGTAGATGCAATTTTCTTTATGTTTAATAATCCAGCACTTAAAACAACTGCACCTGCTAAGCCTTTAATAATTGGGCCACCTGGAGTAGATGCTATAGTAGATGAAACTGCTCTATAAGTATCAATTGTAGCACTTGCAATGTTAGCAGCCTTTTGAATTTTAAATGCTGTCTCTTGTTGCTTTCTAGATTTGCCGGCAAATAACTCAGCTAAATTTCCAATAGTTGAAAGTGTGTTTTGAACGGCTTGTAATTTTTGATCTTCTAAAACTTTTTTCTTTGCTAATTCATCTTTATCTAATTGCTCCCTATCTTTTCTATACTTGCTTTCTATAGCTGCAATTTCACCTTGAGTTAATTCTGTATTTTGAAGTAATATTTCCTTTTCAACCTCTAATAAATCTTTTTTAGCTTGTATGTTATTTTCATCATCAATTATACTAGCTTCTAGAAAACCTTTTGCATTATTATAAATGTCCTCTTCATCTTTTTTTGCTTGTTCTTTTCTATCTTCCTGTGCCTTTTTTTGTTTTGCTAATTGCTCTTCGGCTATTCTATTTATTTCATCATCTAGTTCTTTTTGAGCTTTTAAAATTTGAGCTTTTAATTCATCATCAGCTTTCTTTTTATCCTCCCTTACTTTAGTATTATGCTCTCTTTGTTTTTCAGCTCGTTTATTATTTTCTTCTTTTTGCTTAGCTGTTTTTTCTTCTTCGTCTTTTTTTACTTTATTATTATATGTAATTTCTTCAACTCTAATATTTGTAATGTTAGTTTTCTTTTGATCTATAAGCTCCGAATATTTTCCTCTACTTTCATTTATTTCTTTTTTAGTAGATTTTATTAACTCATCATTTTCTTCATAATAGGCTTGTTTTAAAATAGCTCTTTTTTGATCTAATTTTGATTTTAAAAATTCAACATTTTTTTGCCTTGCTTTTTCTTCGTTGTTTAAATTTTTTAAAGTTTGATCGTGAATAGTTTGTTCGCTAGCACCTTGAGCAACTAATATTTTTAATCTATTTTCACCATTTCTTTTTATAGAAGCGGCATTTCTATCCATTGCTTTTTCTTGGCGCTCTAAACTTGCGTTTAATTTTTCATTATTTGCCGTTGCTGTTTCAGTTGAACTCGAAAAGTATTTGAATGCAGCAATAGCGGCTAATATTCCTGATATTATTAAAAAAATAGGATTTGCCTTCATCACTAGATTTAAAGCCTTCATAACTGTAGTACCTACAATTTGAACAACATTTAAAGCTTTTTGACCTATTGCTGTTTTCCCAATTACTGCGGCTAAGTTAGTAAAGGCATCTTTAGCGCCCATAATAGAATTGATACCTTGAGAAAAGGCCATCGCTGACTGAACTTTCAACATTGCAGCCTCGACATCTTTACTTTCAACACCTATTAACCCCATAGCACCCTGAACCGCACTAAAACCACCAGCTACACCGCTTAAAGCACCACCTAAGGCATTGAATTTAGCATCTGGATTAAAGGCATCCGTTAAGGCTTTTGCATCTCCTATTGCATCTTTTAACTGTGCTGCTTTACGTGCTGCATTTGTAGCTGCTTCGGACGTTGCTCCAAACTTTTCGGATAAGGCCTCAACTTCTCTTTGAGCTGTTTTTAGTTGGCTTTTTAAAGAACCTAAATTCGTTTCTACATTTAAATTAACTGTTTTAGTTTCTGCCATTATCTTTTAGATTTTATTTTTCTAATTCCTTGTTTATACGCTTCTTTTATAGTTTTAGGAATTTCGTTTTTTCCCTTTGCAATATCTATGTTTTCACTTTCGCCGTAAAAATTTGATATAGCTAATAATTGTAATAAATTTTTCATAAGTTAATTAATATTGGGTATGTAAATTCAACTCCAAAAGTGTCGGTCCAAGTCATCTCTATAAATGGTAAATAATTTACACCTTGTTCACTTCTTAATATAAATGTTTCATCTTCCATTCTTATAATGTATTCCGTTTCTTCACCTCTAAAATTGAATATAGGATCTGGATCACTTGGAACAGTTGCATAAATTAAAGTGTCGGTTGTAATAGTTGAGGGTGAAATTGTCACTCCTGAGCTACCTGTAAAAGTAACTCCGTCAATATTCGTTTGGTTTGGAACTAGTCCTTCTATTTCGTATATCATAAATTTATAATTGGTCTAAAATCATTTATTAATTCTAAGCTAACTTCACCCGTTGTAATATCTGAATTAATTGTGTTAATTATATATCTCTTATCTTGTATAACTAATCTATCGTTCAAACGTAACGAGGTAATTAAACCGATAGGAAAATAAGCCTTAACTTTTGTTAATCTATTCTTAGTGTTAAATAGATTTGATAAGTAACCAAAATAATATACTGCAAATAGTGAGTTATTAATTAAAACATTATACCAAGTTGAGGTGTCAGTTGAAAAATTAAGTGAATAGTATTGATTGTTAGTGTATAAATCTTGACCAAATAAAGCAATATTTGTTATTGTACTTTCAGTTGTACCGTCGTAAAATTTAACCGAGCTAGTTGTCGCACCATTGTAATATAATAATATAGGTTTTGGTATATAAGGTTTAAAGTCTGGTGAAGGGGTTAAACAGTATCCAACTTGTAATTCAGTATTACTAAATTTCTGAAAGTTTAGATTTTCAAACGGTACGCTAATATTAAACTCCCCACCATCGTATGGATAGTTATTTGAAATATCCCCATATTCCTTGCCACTAGCTGCGAATTGTCTATTAATAAAACTTTCACTTTTTTGATAGGTAAAAGATACATTTTTATATAAGGGTAAACGATCTACTGAAATTGTATCCGTATCAATGTATTTAGTAACGTCAATTAATGCTCCTTTACTGTACCATATATCCAATGGTTCAACTTGAAAAGTATCTACACCAACTGAATAGCAAGTTAAATTGAATTGCTTTAATATACCGCTAAAAAAGTCCGATACCGTTATGTCTGGCATATTTGTGTATATGCTAGTAACTGAATTATTAATTGTAAAATTAACAGTTTGATAAGCTATAACACCTCCATAATTAACGCTGTAAGATGTCGTAGTTCCAAAAGAAGTAACTGAATAATTACTAACTTGATTTACAGTAATATTATATTTAATATTGCAAGTTTTAGATGCCTTTATTTTAAAAGTTAGTTTTTCATTATAATTAGTTGAGCTTTCAATATAAAAAATTTGAACACTATTTGTTATATCAGTACTAAATTTAGCAGTATAATAAAATATATCATTCTTATAAACGTCAATATCAATGTTGACACTTGAAACAGAAATATAATCTAAATTAAAATTAACAATTGATTCTAAGGGGAAACCATTTTCCAAACCTTCTAAAGTAAATACACCCGAATTATAAATGTCACGTGCTGGAGTTGACTGGCCTGCGATTGGAACTGAACTAGTATAGGTTAAAGATTTACCGTATTTTTTTTCATCAATATTGTCTATATTTTTGCAATATAAAAACAATTTTTTAAATCGTTCAGTTTGCATGAATGTAGATTGAAAAGTAATATTAAAATCATTTTGAATTGCCTCAAATATCTTTGAAACTTTTACCGCAGGAAATAACTCATTTGTATCTATTCTACCCGCCGAAGTTGTTATATCAGTGCTTGTACCGTCTGCATAACTCCAAGCTCTTTCACTTGAAATTAAAGGGTATCTTACATCATAGTCTGTTGCTGTGTACCTTATTCTATCAATTACATCTAAGGTATCTTGGGGTTGAGTAATAAAAGAATAATCTAATTGATTTATTTTAGTCGTTCCAAATGTGTCTTTTAAAGAAACCAAATCGCCATAGAAAGTAATTGAGTAATGTTCTATTTTACCATTTTTAACGCTACTTCCTTCTAACTGAATTTTACCACTTCTAAACGGAACTAATCCAATTTCAATGTACGCAAATCTACGTAAATTATGATCAATTGCACCGTCAACATCGTTTTGATAAAAGTATTCAAATATTTTATTATTATTTTCTGATGCAGGAACCGTAAAGGATTGAGTAAAATCTGTATAAACCTTTGAAATATCTTGAATATTTTGAATAGAACTAGATAAATTTATCTTTTCATCATCAAATAAATCTAGTTTAAGGTAATTATAACCGTAACCTAGCAATGTATTTGGCTCCGTTCCTTCAATATAAATGTCTACTACTCTATTCATATTATAGGATTTGAGAAAGTGAAGTCTAAAGCATAATTAATTAACTTATTATTTATGTTTTTTTGTAGTTCAATTTGATTTGTTGTAATTGTCGCAGGCCTATTGTTAATTAATATCCTATCACTAAGTAATAATTGTTTAATTGTATCTTTAAAACTCTCTTCTACAAAACCCGTATTACATTTAATCGTTTCGTTTCCATTTGAATTGAATGTAGTAACCAAACTTTCCTGAGCGTTAAAAGAACTAGGATCTATTCTATAATTTTTATATGATTTATTTTCTGTATTAATAAAATCAGTAGAGTTTTTAAACAAAAATTCTCTTTGCCACGCTCCATATTTATTTATGAAGTCTAAAGTTACAGGCGAATATCTACATTCTGTAATCGGTTTAAAATAGTATATAGCGACATTTAAATTTAAATCAATATCAAATATTTCTAACTTATTACCGTCCGCCCAATAAGATGGATATACTCGATAAATATTTTTCCACCCCGCACTAGATGTAATTGTATTTGTAACTGTTGCGCCTGTTCTTAAATTTGTATAAATATAATTTAATCCAACACTCCCAAAAGGTGGTATATTATTTACAGTTAAATCTCCCGCCTTTAAAGTATTATAAGTTTTTGAACTATCATAATGATAGTAGTAAGTTTTCTGATCTAATAAATATAAACCATAATCAATATTTAAACCGTCTTTTTGTTCTATATACCCCTTGAATGCTGTGTATCCTATATTTGATAATAATGTATATGTAGTTCCAACTAATTTATATTTAATTATTCTAACATTTGTATATAAAGTTCTATTTGTATTAACACCAACCGTAGCTGAATTAATTGTATAAACATTACTAGATAATCGTTCATTTATATACGGTGAAACGTCAAAATTAACACTCGTTACATTGCTTGCAGGACTTAATTTGCTAAGTGTATATTGAGGTAATGTAGGTTCTGTTTCGGTTGCACTCCACATAAATATTTCAACCTTTGCACCAATTAAACCTGTCGCAGAAACATTAACTATAAAAGGACTTTTTGTTAAAATTATACTCATTTCTTTTTGGGTTGTTCTATTGTCTGATTAAATAACTTAATTGCATCCAAACCGTATTTAGCGACTAAATCGGAAGGTAATCTTTTAAATGCAGCCTCAAATGGTTTCGTGAAAAATAAAGAAGGTTTTATTCCGTTAAAATATATTGATCGAGCTATTAAGAATTGTAAAGATTTTCTAGATATTAATTGACCTTGTTTATTTCGTGGCGCAATTCCCTTTC